GTGAAGCCGACTGCGAGGGCAGCTAAATGCGCTGCGCTCCGCTCCTCGTCCTGACTGCGGCCTGCCTGACGAGCGCCTGCGCGACTACGCCGCCGCCGTTGGCGCCGCGAATCACCCTGCAGCGCCCGAGCGAATGCCTGACGCCCTGCCCGCCACTGCCGATCCCCACCGCCGGTGACGAGCTCGCCGTCACCCTCTGGACGCATGACCTCATCGAAGCGGCCGGCCTCTGCCGCCGCATGCACGAAACCTGCCGCAGCGCGCGGCCCTAGGAGACCCCGATGCCCAAGACCTTGACCATGATCGACCCGCGCCCCAACGGCAGTGGTGGTCAATACGAGCGCGGCCAGACTTACACTCTCGCCGACGACCTCGCAGACTACTTCCTGTCGATCGGCGTGGCCCGCTACCCGACGTTGCAGCAGACGCAGGTGCTCGCCGACCGCGACCCCGCGACCGGCGAGGTGAGCACGATCGGCACCGGCCGCGACCCGCTCGGCGCGCCGGTGGTGGCAGTGACATCGCCGGGTGGGGTGGTTAGAAACTCGAACGGCCTCGCCGTGGGTGAGCTGGGCGTCGGGTCGGTGATCTACGCGCAACGCCAGCACGCCGGCTACCTGCCCGCCAACGGCGCAGTCTATTCGCGGGCGACCTACCCGGCACTGCGCGCGACCATTGGCACCGTGCCAGACGGAGCCGGGACATGGACAGCGCGTACAGGCGCAGCGGATAACAACTGGTACTTAGTTTGCTGGTCTTCCGAGTTGTCGCTGTTCTGCGCCGTTTCCAGCTCCGGCGCGGGCAACCGCGTGATGACCTCCCCGGACGGCATTACCTGGACGGCGCGTACAAGCGCAGCGGATAACCAGTGGCTCGCAGTTTGCTGGTCTCCGGAACTGTCGCTGTTCTGTGCCGTTGCCATCAGTGGCGCGGGCAACCGCGTGATGACCTCCCCGGACGGGGTTACCTGGACAGCGCGTACAAGCGCAGCGGATAACAACTGGTACTCAGTTTGCTGGTCTTCCGAGTTGTCGCTGTTCTGCGCCGTTTCCAGCTCCGGCGCGGGCAACCGCGTGATGACCAGCCCGGACGGCATTACCTGGACCACCCGCACAAGTGCAGCGGATAACTACTGGCGCGCAGTTTGCTGGTCTTCCGAGTTGTCGCTGTTCTGCGCTGTTGCCAACAGTGGCACGGGCGACCGTGTGATGACCAACGCCCCCGCCGCGACCTACAACCCCACCACGCAGTTCAAACTGCCCATCTTGCCGAACGCCACCAGCGGCGAGGCGCGCGCCTTCATCTACGCAGGAGCCTGACATGCAAACGATCATCGAACTGAATGGCGCGCTCGTCTGGACGGGCGCAGCGCAGGAAATCGAAGCGGGCGCGGGCGTCCCCGACCATTGGATTCCGGTCGAGGCCCTGCCCGCGCTGGCAGAGGGCGAATACCTCATCGTCACGGGCAGCGGCCGCTATGAGATTCGCACCGGCACGCCCCCGGTGCCGCGAGTCGAGAAAGTCACTCGCCGGCAGTTTTTGCAGGGCTTGACCCGGCTCGGCTTGCGTGCCCCTGTCACTGCATGGCGCGCGGGGCTGGATCCCGCCGACCCCGCGGAGCAGGATTTGATCGACTGGTACGATGCGAGCCTGCATTTCGAGCGGGCCAATCCGCATCTAATTGCGATGTCCGGTACATTCGGCCTGACCGCAGCGCAGGTCGACGCCGCTTTTGCGATGATGGCGGGGCTGTAATGCTGTCGCGCGTCGAGCTTGCCGCATATCGCCCGCACCGATGGTCGGATGTGGGCGGGCGCATCATCGCGGCTTGGACGCGCAGCCCGTATTCGCACTGCGAGATCGTCATCGACGGCATGTGCTACACGTCGAGCATCCGCGACGGGGGGGTGCGTGCAAAGCTCATCGACACGTCCGCGCCGCACTGGACGGTCCTCCCCGTACCGTGGGCCGACGCGGAACGCGCGCTGTCGGTCTATCGCAGCATGCAGGGGCTGCCCTACGGCTGGATGGATCTGATCGCGCAGCACGTTCTGCGCCTGCCAATCACCGGCCGTGGCGTCATCTGCTCGGAGATTTGCGCCGCAATGCTCGGGCTGCCGAGGCCGGAGTCGTATCACCCTGGTGGGCTCGTAGAATACGTCGTGGCGCGTAGTTCTGCGACCGCGATCTAATCCCCCGCGCGGGCGTCGCGGCCTGAGCTGCGCGGCCTGAGCTGCGACGCGCGTGCCGCGCAGCAAAAAACTGTCGCACCGGGCAGTAATGCTGCGACACGCGGGGGGATAGGCTGCAAGCGTCATTCCTCGTCTGCAGGCCTGTCCATGTCGCAACCCTGGTATTCCATTCGCGCCGCGCGCGCCGCAGCCGGCGACGCGCCCAAGAGCGCCGAGGTCTACATCTTCGGCGATATCGGCGAGTCGTGGTGGGACGAAACCGTCACCGCGAAGCAGTTCGTGAAGGACTTTGCCGCGATCGACGCCGACACCATCACTGTGCGCATCAACAGCTTCGGCGGCAGCGTCACCGACGGCATCGCCATCTACAACGCCATCAAGCGCCACCGGGCCACCGTCACCGTCAGCATCGAGGCGGCCGCGTACAGCATCGCGAGCCTCATTGCCATGGCCGGCGACACGGTCGAGATGGCCGACAACGCGCTGCTGATGATCCACGCCCCCTGGGGCTACGCCGTCGGCAACAGCGCCGACATGCGCGACATGGCCGACATGCTCGACAAGTACGCGCAGGCCATGGCCAGCAGCTACGTGGCCAAGACCGGCATGAGCACTGACGAAATTCTCGCGCTGCTCACCGACGGCGAAGACCACTGGTACACCGCCGAAGAGGCGCTCGCCGCGGGTTTTGTCGACGCCGTCGCCGGCGCGCTCCCGATTGCCGCCTCGGCTGCCATTCCGCAAGCCGCGCTCTCCCGCTACCCGTCGGCAGCCGGGCGGCATCCCGCATTGCAAACCGCCGCGCCTGCGGCTTCCACTCCCCTGGAGACCCCCACCATGCCCAATCCGGCAACCCCGCAGGCGGCTGCACCGCAACCCGCCACCCCCGAAGCCAAGCAGCCCAGCGCTGCCGAAGTGCTCGCCGCCGACCAGGCCCGCCGCGCTGGTGTGCGTGCCGAGTTCGCTGTCGCCGCAAAGATGGCCGGCGCCGATGCGTCCACGCTCGCAAAACTGCAGCAAGAGTGCGAAGACGATTCCGGCTGCACACCCGAGGCCGCCGCGCGCAAGATCCTTGCCGCCATGGCGCAGCGCCACGTCGAGCCCGTGGGTGCGACCCACATCGAAACCGTGGAAGACGAGGAAGACAAGCGCCGCGCCAGCATTGTGGCCTCGCTCCTGGTGCGCGCCGGCGTGGCCGATGCCGCCACCCGCGAGCGCGCCCGCGCGTCGCAGTATCGCGGCGCAAAACTGCTCGACATCGCCCGCGCCTCGCTCGATCGCGCCGGCATCAAGCACGGCCACATGGATCAGATGCAGCTCGTGGGCGCCGCCTTCACTCAGGGCACCAGCGACTTCCCGATCCTGCTCGAAAACGCCATGCACAAAACGCTGCAACAAGCGTACTCGACCGCCCCGGACACCTGGAGCCGCTTCTGCAAGCGCGGCACCGTGACCGACTTCCGCGACCACCCGCGCTACCGCGTCGGCTCGCTGGGCAATCTCGAGGCGCTCAACGAGCTCGGCGAGTTTCGCAACAAGACGATTCCCGACGGCGAGCGCGCCAAGGTGCGTGCCGGCACCAAGGGCAACGTCATCAACCTGAGCCGCCAAGCCATCATCAACGACGACCTGGCCGCATTCCTGGGCCTGGCCGACGCGGCCGGCCGCGCCGCAAAGCGCACCGTCGAAGCGGACGTCTACGCGATGCTCGCTCTCAACAGCGGCGACGGCCCGACGATGGACGACGGCTACGCGCTGTTCCACGCCAACCACGCCAACAAGACCACTTCGGCGGCGCTGAGTGTGGCGGCGCTCGACCTCGACCGCGTAGCCATGGCGTCGCAAACCGACGTCGGCGGAAACGACTTCCTCGATCTGCGCCCCTCTGTGCTGCTCGTGGGCCTCGCGCTGGGGGGCGCCGCGCGTGTGATCAACGGCGCGCAGTACGACCCCGACACCGCCAACAAGTTGCAGCGCCCGAACATGGTCAACGGGCTGTTCCGCGACATCGTGGATACGCCGCGCATCACCAGCAACCGCCGCTATCTGTTCGCCGACCCCAACGAAGCGCCGGTGCTCGAGGTGGTATTCCTCGATGGCAACGACACCCCGTATGTCGAGAGCGAGGACGGCTTCACCGTCGATGGCACCCGCTGGAAGGTGCGCCTTGATTTCGGTGTGGGCGCGGTGGATTACCGCGGCGCCGTGACCAACGTCGGCGGCTAACCCCTACCCACCCCCTCAAGCGCCGGGCCATGACGGCCCGGCCAACCAGGAGAACGCAGCATGCAGACGTACATCCAGGAGGGCCGCACCCTCACCCTGACGCCCGCGGCCGATGTGGCCGCGGGCGTCGGCTACCTCTTCGGCGCCGGGCTGTTCGGCGTGGCGCTGGCACCGGTGACCAGCGGCGCCGCGGGCGAGTTCATCACCGAAGGCGTGGTGACCATCGGCAAGACCAGCGCGCTGGCGATCAGCGTCGGCGATCGCCTGTTCTGGGATGCCACCAACAAGGTGGTCAACAAGACCGCAACCGCGCAGGTGTGCGTGGGCGTGGCCGTGGCGGCCGCGGCCAACCCGTCGAGCACGGTGCGCATCAAGCTCGGCGCGTATACGCCGGCCGGGACCTGATCGACCATGAGCGCGATCGGGGCGATGCTGACCGTGTCGGTGGACCGCATCTACGCCATGGACGGCGAGGATGCCAGCTTCACCGCGCGCGACGCCGCCCCGGTGCCGTGCTCGGTGCTGATCGACCACAACCTGCAGCAGTACGGCGAGACCGCGCGCGTGGCGGGCAAGACCGTGGCCGTGAGCGTGCGCGTGGTGCAGGTGCCGGCCATGCCGCGGCGCGGCGACACCTTTGCGGTGACCGGCGGCGAGCTCGCCGGGCGCACGCTGGTGGTGGATTCGGTGCTGCGCTCGGATGCGCTCGAGCATACGGTGCTGGCCGCATGACCGCCGTTACCTACGATGTCCAGATCGACCGCGAGGCCATCAAGGAGGCACTGAGCCTCTTTGAATTCCTGGGCGGCAACAGCGCGGATGCGCTGCGCGTGGCGATCAACAAGACTGGCCCGAAGGTCAGGACGGCTGCATCGAAGGCGATCCGCGGCGAGGTACGGCTGACCGCGAGCTACGTCGGCGACAAGCTGAGCTTCAAGCGGGCGACGCGCGCCGATTTGTCGGGCGCGATTCGCACGCCCTCGCGCGGGCTGCTGCTCACCAAGTTCTCGGACGATCCCGCCGTGGCGGCCGATGGCGTGTCGTGGATCAAGCCGCCGCCGCAGCCATTCGGCGGCATGTTCGTGAAGGTGAAGCCGAGCGGCGCCGCGAAGAAGATTGGCCGCGCCGATGCGAGCAAGCCGTTCTACGTCGTGCTGAAGAACAGCCGCGCGCTGGGCATCGCGCGCCGCCTGGCCGACGGCAAGCTCGACGTGCTGCACGGCCCGTCGCTGTCGCAGGTGTTCGGCAACATTCGCGAGGATGTGCTGCCCGATGCCGGCGCCGAGCTGCAGCGCCAGATGCTCGACGCCATGCGCTACCTGCTGGTCAAGCAGCACCCAGCGGAGACCTGACCATGGCCACCCCGATCCGCGAGCGTCTGCTCTCCGCGCTGACCACCGCCGTGGCCGGCGAGTACGGCATCCCGGCGCCCGAAGACGAGCGCGACCTGCCGGTGACGATCGTACAGGACGGGGCCGACGAGGCGGGCGGCAGCTATGGCGTGGTGGCCTGGACAACGCCGGTGGCGATTGGCCGCGCGGCGGCGGCGGTCGATACCTCGGCGATGACGCCCACGGCGGCGCGCGCCGCGCTGCGCGCGCAGGCGCACGACATGCTTGCCGCGCTGTGGGTGGCGCTGGAGGTGGACGACACCTTTGGCGGGCTGGCCGACGGCTTCGACGCCGACGGGCAGAGCATCCAGACCGAGGCCGGGCAGTTCGTGTTTGCCGAGGTCGCGATTCGGCTGCGCTGGCACCACGCGCGCGGCAAACCCGACCAGCTCGACGAGTAATCGTCATGAACGTTTTTTCACCCCGCAACTGAGGATCTTCCAACATGGGCAACCCCATCGTCCGCTACGAGGCCGGCCAGACGGCCTACCCCTTCGAGGCCCTGACCGGCTCCGGCG